GTAGAACGTGCAGAAGACAAGTTAGACACCATCATGGCAGAATTCGAAAGAATTATGGGCAAAGATAGTGACGAAGAAGACATGGATGTAGAAGTCGATGACGAAGACGAAGAAGAAGAAGACTTCGACGATGAAGAAGAAGAAGAAGAAGAAGAAGACACGGAAGACGAAGACGAAGTGATGGAAGCAGTCCAACTTCAAAAAGTTGCCGTACATCATGGCGATAATGGCTCACAGACAAGAAGCACTGTAGCAGCAAATTCAGGCGCAAAAGGTATGGACAGCAAACCAGTAAAATTCTCTGGTCATAACGAAGCTGTACCTAATGGTCCAAAAGCACCAAGCAATTCTTATACCAAGGGTGAAAAAGAAGTTCCAGGCGCAGGCTCTTTCAAGAACGTTCCAGGTGGCAAAGCAAAGGTTGCCTTAAATGCTGCTCCTAAGCCAGTAACCAAAGACGCATCTGCCTATCGCAAAAGCCCAGTGGCTAAAGGCTAATAGAGATAACTTGGGACAATGGCTTTGTATCTAAGAGAAAACCTAACATTCGACCGCGCTAATATCGTGGTCGAATCAGTCAAGGAAGATGGGGATCTGAAGACCCTCTACATGAGGGGCATATTTATTCAGGGCGGGGTAAAGAACGCAAATGAGCGTGTTTACCCCGTCTCTGAAATTGAAACAGCAGTTGGTACACTCAACAAGCAGATTCAAGAAGGGTATTCAGTTCTAGGCGAAGTTGATCATCCAGATGATCTTAAGATCAATCTTGATCGCGTCAGTCACATGATCACTAGCATGTGGATGGATGGTCCAAACGGATTTGGAAAATTAAAGATTCTGCCTACTCCAATGGGACAATTAGTCCGAACAATGTTGGAATCAGGCGTAAAACTAGGGGTGTCCAGTCGTGGATCAGGAAATGTCAACGATCAGGACGGAAAGGTAAGTGATTTTGAAATAATCACAGTCGATATTGTTGCTCAACCTAGCGCACCAAACGCATATCCAAAAGCAATTTATGAAAGTCTCATGAATATGAAGAACGGTCATAAAGTTTTGGATATTGCCAGAGATGCTAGAGGCAACAAAAAAGTAGAAAAGTTCTTAGCTGAGGAAGTCAAACGCCTCATCACGGAACTTAAAATCAAATAGAGGAACGCATAATGTTAGATGCTATCAAACCACTACTTGACAGCGGATTAATTAATGAAGATGTCTCAAACGAATTGAACAAAGTTTGGGAATCAAAGTTGACAGAAGCCCGTGATCAAGTTCGTGCAGAACTCCGTGAAGAGTTTGCACACAAATATGAGCATGACAGAAGCGTGATGGTCGAAGCTCTAGATAAAATGGTAACAGACCATCTTTCGACTGAAATTGCAGAATTTCATGAAGAAAGAAAGGCAATGAATGAAGATCGCGTAACGGCAAAGATCAAGCTCACTGAGAGCGCCACAAAGTTTAATGATTTCATGGTCAAGAAATTGGCTGAAGAAATTCGCGAACTGCGTGCTGATCGCAAGCTTCAGATGGAACACCAACAGAAGCTTGAAAAATTCATCGTACACGCACTTGCCGGTGAGATTAAAGAATTCTCAACGGACAAGCGTGCAGTAGTTGAAGCCCGAGTCAGATTAGTTGCTGAGGGTCGTCAACAATTGGAAGCTCTCAAGGCTAAATTCGTCACAGAAAGTGCCAAGAGACTGAATCAAATTGTTACCAATCAATTAAAGGGTGAGCTATCACAGCTTAAAGAAGATATTACAGCAGCTAGAGAAAACAACTTCGGTCGCAAGTTATTCGAAGCATTTGCAAGTGAATTCTCAACAACTTATCTAAACGATAAAGTAGAGACTCGCAAGCTAGTCCAGAAACTCGCACAGAAGGAAAATCAACTAGCTGAAGCTGCTAACAAGATCGCGCAAGCAGAAAAGTTAGTAGAAACAAGGGATCGTGAAGTTCGCATTATCAAAGAATCAACTCAGCGTTCAAAGGAACTAGGAAAGCTCCTAGCTCCATTAAACAAAGAGAAAGCTCAAGTAATGCAAGCTTTGCTTGAAAGCGTACAAACTGCAAAGTTAAAGTTCGCTTTCGACAAGTATTTGCCAGCAGTTTTACATTCAGGTTCAGAGAAGGCAGCAAAAGCTGTTCTATCTGAAAGTGTAGTTGAAGTTACTGGTAACAAAACTGCCAAAGTACCAGCTGAAGTCGAGACAGATTCAAACAATGTGATCGATCTGAAGCGTCTGGCAGGGCTATAATAGACATAATTAGGAGATATTAGAATGTCAAAAGTACTATTAGAAAGCCGTTGGGACGAAACCAGGGAAGCCCTACTAGAAGGCTTAAAGGGCAATCGTCGTTCAACGATGGGTGTGATTCTTGAGAACACACGTAAGGCACTACTGAAGGAATCTTCAGCAGGCACAACAACTGCTGGTAATATCGCAACTCTAAATCGCGTTATTCTGCCAGTTATTCGTCGTGTTATGCCAACAGTTATTGCTAACGAACTAGTCGGCGTTCAGCCAATGACTGGTCCAGTTGGTCAGATTCATACACTACGTGTTCGCTATGCGAATTCATTGACTGACAATTCAGCAGCACAGACCTCTGTTGTTGCTGGTGAAGAAGCTCTAAGCCCATTCAAGATTGCTCAGGCATATTCTCGCACAAAGAGCGATGTCGGATCATCTGACTTCTACACTGGTGCAGATACTGCATCACTTGAAGGCAATGGCGGCAAGCAAATCAGCGTTCAGATTCTACGTCAGGCTGTTGAAGCCAAGTCACGTAAGTTGCAAGCTCGCTGGACATTTGAAGCTGCACAAGATGCGCAATCACAGCACGGTATCGATGTCGAAGCAGAAATTATGGCTGCTCTCGCACAAGAAATCACGGCTGAAATTGACCAGGAAATTCTCCTGTCACTACGCACTCTTGCTGCAACTGAATTCACATACAACCAGGCTACTGTTTCAGGTACAGCCACATACGTTGGTGACGAACACGCTGCTCTAGCTGTTCTAATCAACCGTGTTGCTAACTTGATCGCACAGCGCACTCGTCGCGGTGCTGGTAACTGGGCTGTTGTAAGTTCAGCAGCTTTGACTGTTCTACAGTCAGCAACAACTTCAGCATTTGCTCGCACAACTGAAGGTACATTCGAAGCCCCAACTAACACTAAGTTCGTTGGTACTTTGAACGGTGCAATGCGCGTATTCGTTGACTCATATGCCCCAGACACCACACCAGTATTGGTTGGTTACAAGGGTTCATCTGAGACAGACGCTGCCGCGTTCTACTGCCCATACATCCCATTGATGTCAAGCGGTGTTGTACTGGATCCATCCACCTTCGAACCAGTCGTAAGCTTCATGACACGTTACGGCTACATCGAACTCACTAACACGGCCTCAAGTTTCGGCAATGCTGCCGATTACGTCGGAGAAATAGCCGTGCAAAATTTGACCTTCCAATAAGAATTATTCTTATTTCGAGGTTCGATTTAGAAAGGGCACTTCGGTGCCCTTTCTTTTTATTTGACTAATTTTGTTAAGTATATTATAGTGTGATGTAAGTAATTTGTCAAGAGAAGCACATATGAATGAAAAAGCAGACATACAAAAACTGATCACGGATCATCCAAAAAACTACGTAAAAATGATTAAAAACAGATCAAATCTATGGGAATGGGTGGTAGACAATACTAAAATTCAAAGCATCAATTCCGCAGAAATGATTTATTCCGCGATTCATCAGCAGTCTAATGTTTGTTCGTTGGGAAAAACCAAAATTTGGCGAGGTAAATCACAAGGCTGGGGATTTTGTGGCAGCGCCGCGAAGTGTGATTGTGCAAGAAAAAGCGTTTCTGCCTCAGTAAAACGAGCCAAAGCGCGATTAACTCCCGAACAAATTGCTTCATCCAATAAAAAGCGCGAAGAAACCAATTTTGAAAAATGGGGAGTAATGAATACGGGACAACTTTTGCAAGCTAAATCGTCACATCAGAAATTTTACAAAGATTCCGAAAAAGTAAAAAATGCTACAGAAAAAAATAAAGCTACTAAACTAGCCAAATGGGGCAAGGAAAATTACAACAATTCTGCCAAGACGCAAAAAACAGTTCAAAATAAATGGGGAGTTCAAACAGTTCTTCAACTTCCTTCTGTGCGTCAAAAAGCAATAGAAACTTTTCAAAACCGTAAAAATAATAATTCTTTTTTAATTCAAGGTAGAGATCGATTTGCAAAATACGTAGATGAACGATATGGCTTTACTCTTTTAACGTCTGTCGATAATTATCAGGGAATCGTACAAAAAAATGCGCATAGTTTCAAATTTAGATGTAATAAATGTGACACAGAAATAACTAAAAAGTTTTATCACTCAGTGGGTTTACGTTGCGATGTATGTGATCCCTTTACTCCTTCGTGGCGCAGTAACGAAGAAAATGAAGTTTTCGAATATATTACTAAAGATTTAGGAATCACTGGTAAGCAAGGTGATCGATCTCTTATAAACCCATGGGAACTAGATATGCTTTTTCCTGATCATAAAATTGCCGTAGAATATTGTGGTTTATACTGGCATAGCGAAGCGAGTTCGGGTAAAACTAAAGACTATCATCAAAATAAAATGAATTTGGTGGAAAAATTAGGTTGGAGATTGATTACCATATTTTCTGACGAGTGGACGTTCAAAAAACAGATAGTAAAGTCACGTTTAAGACATATATTTCAGATGTCTGCTAGAAAAGTTTACGCCCGCTCTTTAAAGGTGGTAGAATTGAATAGTAAAGATACTTCCACTTTTTTAAATGAATATCATCTGCAAGGAAAAACTGGCGCTATAGTTCGATATGGATTATTAGACCAAACTGGCAAAATACATGCTGTAATGACTTT